AGTGGTGCAACACGACGAAATGCCGAATCCATCTGTGCCATGTCCTTAAATTCCATCAGTATCATCCATTCGGGAAGATCCTGGATCGAGCGGAATCCCATTTTGCAACGAGTAATTCTATAGGTTTCCATTTTACCTTCACTGACCAAATGATCAAAAAACTTCTTCATGTTATTGACCCAGTCTAGATCAGAAATTTCACCCTGTTTGTCTGCCCAAATAGTATAAATGTCCATTATGTCATAGGTCCTAGAATTTCAAATCCGTCTATTTTTGACTTGTACAAGTGTGCTTGTTCAAGATACAAAAATTCAAAACCCCGCGCTTTGTAGATTGCACACTCGGTTTTCAAAGTTTCAATGCCCAGTTGTAGTTTGGGATTGTGATAGGTCCAAGCAAACTGTGAACACTCGGCATTCTTTTCATCGTAACGACGCATCAAACTAAACGCAACCATGTGTCCTTGATCAAAGTATCCAAGAATATCGGTCATGGGATCAGTGTAGCGACTTGAGAATATGGGCATCACGCTGGCAAAGTGTTTGTAGATGCAGTAGACGCGATAGATTTCATTCAAGGCCTTGATTTGTTCCACAGTGGCCAAGAGATAGCGATACTCCACAGTGGGTTGGTAATTGGTCTTGGACAAATTTATTCTAGCAAATTGATAGGTCACAGTCGCGGATCCTGCCGGTGCTTGAACAGTGCTTCAAGATACTGTTCAGGCCAGTTGTGGTAAAAACCTTTGAGTGCAATCTGTCGGGCTTTGGCATTCAGGTCAGTGAGATTTTGAATCAATATCAGAGCGTAGGTGCCTTGATTCATTGCAACGCCATTTACAACTTCTGCATCACTGGGGTGATCTTCCAAGGCAATAAGGTCTTTGGGCACCAAGTGCTGTTGATTGGCTTGATCCACAATGGCATGGAATTGATCGTAGGGGTAGGTACAGGCATCATACACTAGGATCACAACACTTTTGGCCAGTGGTGCACTGCTGATGGCCAGCAAATCACTTGCCAAATGTTGACCCAATCTTACTTCAAAGTCTCGATCCAGTCTGGCACGGCGTGCATAGGGACAGGGCGCCCAACCACCCAAGGCCGGGTGTGGTACTTCTACAAAATTTTCAATCCAAGATTCTATATCTTGGGTGACTTGTGCTAGATCCATTAGAAGAACGGTAATCCGGATTTTTTAGTGGTTTCTAGATTTTCGTTAATGATCTCGCTGATAGCAGCGCGTTCATTATGACTCATCTGCATGGCTTCGTCGTAAGTGATACCGCCACGCATGTACCAACAGGATTTGAGAACCTCCTTTTTGATACCAGCAGTTTCTTTTTCCATGTTTTCGATCAACTTGGAAATCTGGTCAGAGTCCGAGACTAGGAGTTGATTTCGAAAAAATTTGTCATATCCAACGTAAACTCTTGTTTGTATTGATTTGAGCAGTTGGCGCAGGTGATATCTAGTGGTTTGAGTTCGGCAACAGATCTAAGATCGATAACAAAATCTCTGATGGTTTCGAATTGTGTTTTGGTACAGTTAATGACAAATTCGTAAATGTGTTCGGGTTCGGTGACCATGGCATCTGCGGTTTTGATAGCCGAAATACTGCGCGCCATGCTCATAAAAGTCAGTTGTGTAATGCGCTTGTATGCTTCACCTAGTCGAGACATTTTTTCTTCATCAGTTAAATCACTTTGATTGATCACACTGGTGATCTTTTGATCTTCAAATTGTTGGCGACTGATATCATTGATGGTTTGGTAGCTTAGTGGTACAAAGTACAAAGTCAAATCACCCACCTGTAATGATCTATTATAGTCTGGGGATTTCAGCGTGTCAAGCACCACTCTAAGATCCAAATCAAATTGATGTTCGTGACCACATTTGGGACAAGTGGTGTTGATTTCCATGTTGTGACCGTAACTGGCCACACGCATGGCCACAAAAAGCGTGTTGAGATCTATAGCAGGAACCTGCCAAGGATCCTGGATATTGGGCACACAACTGCGAATTATGTCTACCACAGCTGATCCATTGAACAAGGCGTCCGGAGTGCGGCTGCTGATTTCATCCAAGGCTGTCATGGGAAATACCGGCAGTTCACCGTTGGGCGGAATGGTTATTGCGCCCTGAGGATAGTATTTGCCACCACTGGGCAGCTTGATGTAGATGCTGGGTTGACGAAAATGTTTGCGTAATGGATTGGAGTTTGACTGCATTTTAACCACCATAAATATTGTTGCACTTTACTTATGGGCGTAAAACATGGCTGAAAATATTGATGTAGCAGGCACAACGGCTGCTCTACGCGATTTAACAGAAACACTTGATCGAGTCAATCGCGGCAGTTTGGCTAGTTTTGAGCGTAACCTACGAGATGTTGGCTACAGACTCAGTGCCGCAGGTCAAACAATCTCCGGCCAACTGACCAACAGTGCCATTGGTTTTGGCACCCAGATTAGGGTATTACAGGCCACCCTAGGACAAACTTCCCAGTCAATGAAATTGTACAGTGGTGCGTTGGGGGTATTGTCACAACAGACTGATGCACTGACCACAAGTTTCACACAACTCAGTCAAATTGGAGCACTGGGCGCCAAAGGACTATCAGGACTAAACGAAAACTTCCAAAAGTCTGGAATGACCCTGGAAGGCTACAGCCGTACAGTAGCGTCCAATGCCGGAGCTCTCAGTAGATTTGCTGGCACAGTGGGCAAAGGTGCAGATGCTTTTGCTGACATCACAGGTCAGGTAGTATCTGCCGACAAAGAATTTGACAAGTTACGATTGTTGGGTTACAATGCTGACAGCATGGGCGAAGCCACAGCAGCCTATGTGGGTCGCATGGCTCAACTGGGGCTGGCTCAAAACAAAACCAATGCTGATTTGGCCAAAGGTGCCAGAGACTACATGTTCCAGTTGGATGAGTTGAGTCGTGTGACTGGTTTGAGTCGCAAGCAGATTGAAGACCAGCAAGCCGCTGCTCGTAACGAATCACAATTTAGAGCCGCACTAGATGATCTAGTAGCACAAGGCAAGGTCAAAGAAGCGCAGCAATTAGAAGCATTGAGCACCAGTCTATCTCAGTTCAAAGATCCTGCCTTGGCCAAAGGTGTGAGAGATTTGGCCAGCGGCAATACCACGTCAGTTGAAGCACAAAAAGTTTTTAGATCATCAGGTGGCCGCGCTGCAGAAATCATGGATCGACTGACCAGTGGCCAAATTGACGCCTTGACTGCGCAAAATCAACTGCGTGATGCCATGAAAGACAACATCAGTGTGCAGCGCAGTTATGCCAAGGCAGTGGGAGATGGTGAAGGTCAATTTCTATCCTATGCCACACAATCTGATTTTATCAATCAGAAAGAAATGTCACAGGCTGAGGTAGAAGCCGAACGCAACAAAGCCATAGCTGCCAAGGGTGAAGAAGGCTACAACAAACTCAATGCTCAAGTGGCACAGTCTACCAAAGAATTTGAGCGTCTCAATAGAGAAATGCAATCACTAGGAGCCAGGGCTCTGCCATTGGTAGTAGACCAATCCCTCAAAGTTGCACAAACACAGGCTAATGTTGTAAGAGGGGTCAAGGGAGTAGCTGGACCTACTCCAATTCAAGGCGGAATATTTACACCACAAGGTGGAGCCGCAGGCCCCGGGGCAGCACCAGCAGCAGCACCCGGAGCACCACCAGCAGCAGCCGGGGGAGATCTAAATCAGCGACTCTCAGCCCTCAATACCGGATCTAGTGCAGGTACCACTTCCAACGAACGACTGGTGGCGTTGGCTGAAGCCATACAGCGAGAATATCCTGATGCAAGATTTACCGCGTTCAATGATGTGTTTCATCAGCGTGAACGACCCAATAGTGCACACACCAAAAATCGTGCTGTGGATTTTAGTTTCAGTGATAGAGAAAAGTATCCTACCACGCCAGAATTTGCAGCCACAGTTGTGGCCTTTGCCAAGAGCCTAGGCTTTAGCAATGTAATCGACGAGTACAGTCAAAACCGCGGTGGCACAGGGCCGCATTTCCACGCGGAAATTTCAGCAAGAAATGGATTCAGCGGCTTACTGAGTGGACCTCAAAGTGGCTATCGTCCCAATATTGTCATGCACGGAGACGAGCGACTGAGCATCCAACCCAAGTCCGATTCCTACAGCTCAATAGCCGACATGCTGAAAGACATGGGCAGTTCCTCAAGTCGTGACACGCTAGACAAACTAGATGAATTGGTCAATATCATGCGAAATTCGGTCAGTGTGCAACAGAAGATACTGCAGGCCAACTACTAACACCATAAATAATAAACTATGAGCTGGAAAAAATATTTTAAGGTCGCTAATGTCAGCGGCGAAATGAGTCCAATTAGCGGTCAAAATCAGTTTGGTTTACCTGGCTATGGCAAAACTGGCAATGCAACTCAAAGCGATTCTACTGCCCGCAGCAACTTTGCTTTTAGAAACTATGCCAGTAGATTACCTGAAGTTTATAGCGGACATCCAAATCGTATTGAGCGTTACAATCAGTACGAAAACATGGACTGCGACTCAGAAGTCAATGCCTGTTTGGATATCCTAAGCGAGTTTAGCACTAGACTCAACGAAGAAAACCACACACCGTTTGATGTACAATATCGTGACAAACCCACAGATCACGAAGTAGACATCATCAAAAAACAACTGCAGCAGTGGGTCAAGCTCAACAAGCTAGACCAGCGCATATTCAAACTGTTCCGCAACACCATCAAGTACGGTGATCAAGTGTTTGTGCGTGATCCAGAAACATTTGAAATG